AAACAGAATCAGAAATGCGTGATATGCGTAAAGCAGTTCGTGAGGATTTAGAAAAAGCTCGTAATGAAGCCAATGTTATTCGTAGAGAAATGGCTGAAGCACGTAGAGAGATCGAACGTGAGGTTATACAGTTAAAGAAAGAAGTTGATAGCAAAATTCAAAAAGCTATTGACAATCCATTAGCGAATAAATAATGTTTGCTACAGTTCTGGCCATTGCCTTGCAGGTACAATTACCTGCTTGTAAAAAATGGACCTGGATTGGCGATGTCTATAATAGAAAAGTGATTTGTTTGGAGTGGAGAAAAGAAGAAAAACCCAAAGAAGGTAAAAAGAAATGATAGATCCAATGACAGCACTCGCAGGCATACAGTCTGCAATAAGCATGGTTAAAAAAGCTAGTAAAGTAGCTAATGATCTAGGCTCTCTTGCTCCCATGATTGGGAAAATGTTTGACGCTAAGAGTACTGCCACTAAAGCATTAATGGAAGCCAAAAAGTCTAAGAAAGGTTCTAATATGGGAACCGCACTTCAGATTGAAATGGCATTAGAACAAGCCAGAGCATTTGAAGAAGAATTAAAGATGTTGTTTATGCAGACAGGCAAGATTGACGTATGGAATAAGATCAAAGCTCGCCAAGCAGAAATGGACGCGGACGATGCTAATGATATAAGAATGTTCAACGATCAAGAACGCAAGCGTAAACAAAAAGAAGAAGAATTAAACGAATGGGCAATGATACTTGGTGGAGCCGCTTTTGTCTTGTTCATATTGTTTATTGGTGGCTATGAACTAATGCAGTTTTGTCAAACAGGTAATAGGTGCGGAAGATGAACGAATACCAAAAAACATTTGATATGTGCTTAAAAATATTTGTATATGGTAGCGTGGCGTTATATTTTTTAGGGTTTCTTAAATTTCTTCCAGATGACTTATCAGATAGATTAGTTAACGGGTTAATAGGTAGATTTTTACCTTAATATTTAAAAGGATACAATTATGTTAGATATTTTAATTTGGGTAGCAGTGGGGGCATTTATCGGCTGGAATTTTCCACAACCATTCTGGGCTAAGATGATGCAAGAAAAAATTCAAGCAATGATTGCTAAGAAATAAGGAAACAGTATGTCAGAAGAAAAGAAACCTTTATCACGTTCCGAACGTGAAGCACAAATTAAAGATAAAGCAGGTTGGTTAATTACTGTACTTGCTGCTCTTTTAGCTATTAATACTTATATTGCTTCTGGTAATAGTTCTAAGGTATTAAATAATACTATTAAAGCAAATGATACTTGGGCATTCTATCAGGCAAAATCTATTAAACAGACATTAGCTGAAATGGCTAGAGACGATGCGGTTGAAAGAAAACAATTTGAAAAGGCAGATAAATTAACTGCAAAAATTAATAGATACGAGAGCGAGCCTGCAACGGGTGAGGGTAAGAAAGAGTTATTTGCTAAAGCCCGAGCATTAGAAGCAGAGCGCGATCAAGTACGTAAATCAGGGCCCTGGATGACATTTGCTGGCTCAGGGTTCCAGATTTCTATTGTTCTACTATCAGCTAGTATCTTAGCTGTTGCACCTGCATTGTATTTGGCAAGTATTGCTGTTGGCGCATTATCTGCGTTATTAATGAGTCAAGGAATATGGCTCTGGTTACCGATTGTACTATAATGGCCTATTCACAACAAGTAATTGATCATTATGAAAATCCCCGGAATGTGGGATCTTTTGACAAGACTGATACTGATATTGGTACTGGTATGGTTGGCGCGCCAGCTTGCGGCGACGTAATGAAACTACAAATAAAGGTTGACCATGATACAGGTATTATTACAGATGCGAAATTTAAAACGTATGGCTGCGGATCGGCTATTGCGAGTTCGAGTCTCATTACAGAATGGGTCAAAGGAAAAACCCTTGACCAAGCAGGATCAATTAAAAATTCCGACATTGCCGAAGAACTAGCACTGCCGCCGGTAAAGATACATTGTTCGATCCTAGCAGAAGATGCCATTAAGGCAGCTATACATAACTACAAATTGAAATGTGAGTGTGCATGATTACCGTAACAGATTCAGCAAAAAAACAACTTGATGAAATCCTAATGGATGATGTATCAATGAAATATGTAAGAGCATTTATTACAGGTGGCGGATGTTCTGGATTTAACTATGGGTTTACACTTGAAGCAGATAAAGAGGAAGATGACTTTGTTATTGACAATCTTGTAGTTGATGCTTTGAGTATGAATTACTTTGATAATGCTACAATTGACTTTACTAGAGACAAACTAAAAGGTTCACAGTTTGTTATATCTAATCCTAATGCAAAAACTACTTGTGGTTGTGGTAGTTCGTTTAGTGTATGAAATATCGCACAATACTGGAATTGAATTAGTAAATTTTATCTAATTGATATTCCTGAAGTGCGATAAATTCTGCTTCGGGAATTCTAGTCTTTCCGTTTTTACTTCCAAGAACAACAACGATACGTCTGCCGATATCGGTATCAAGCATCATAACGATGCAACCACCGGCAGCAGTTGTTGTCCCAGTTTTACTCACAATAAAATTATGTCTCTTTCCAATAATAGGATTTGTATTATTAAAAAAGAACCACTTCTTTTTGATCTGAATTTTTACTTGCGGAGTTTTACTTGCTTCAACGATTTCGGGATAGTAGCTTGCGGCCAGAGTTAATTCCAACAAATCTTTAGCAGTACTAATATTCATTGGGCTTAATCCAGATGCCTCAACAAATTTGGTGTTGTGCATATTAAGTGCAACAGCTTTTGCATTCATATCTCGAATACAATTAGGTTTGCCGCCGGGATATTTGTCGCATAATAAAATAGCAGATTCATTACTTGACTTAACAAGCGCCAACTGTATGTGTTGCTCTCTTGTAAACCTACCAATCTTTTCTTTTGGATTTTGCCCTGCATCTATTATGACCATTGCAGCCATAAGTTTTGTGATACTGGCAATTGAACGAGATTCATTAATATTCTCGCCTTCAATAACTTTACCGTTACTATTAGAAACAAGCCATGATTGAGCAGTTAAGTTCATGGAAAAGGCATTACCCGTTAAAAGTAATGCCAATAATAATATAGACTTCATATGTAATCTTTACTTGATACCCGCTCCAGTATCTTATAATTTTTACCAGAACCTAACAGACATGCCTTTTCAGTATTATACTCGACCAATGACCATGTTTTTGCAGAGGAGTTAACGGTTAATACAATCTTGGTAGTGAATTCATCTTGATCAAATACCATAAGTATTGTCTCACGGTATTCTTCAAATATTGCGTCAAACATTTCTTTTGTATCTAAACAAATTACGGGTTTGTGTCTTTCTTCACTACACGCAATTGTAGATACAGCTAGTAGCAGTAATAATATAATTTTTTTCATAATGGATGCGGACCCCAGAGTTGAACTAGGAACTAAGGATTATGAGTCCTTTGTGATACCATTTCACCAATCCGCGGTATAATTTATTTATAATCTTTTTCTGTTAACTTCTCAGAATCTTCATAGTATTCATTTTTCATAATCGCATCATCAAATTTTTCTTCATCTGTTTTTTTATAATTACGAAAAATAGCATCGTAATTATTATCAAATGTAGCAATTGGAACACTATATGGTCTAGGTTTACTACCCTTACCGCTCATTTATTTGCCCTGGCCTCTATATGCTTTGTAGGTTCTCTTTTGAGTCTTATTCATACTTGAGGTTTTTGCTCTGCCGCCTTGCTTGGTGCGCTTTTTAAAGTTGTGTACTGTTTTCATTTTTATGCCTTAGTATTAAGTTCTTGCTCAATTTTAGTCAATGACACATTTAGAGATGTTAATGCACGATTGTAGTCTGCAATCATACTATCGGGTAATTCTGCAATCCATATAACTTTTGAAGCATCAACTTCAATTGTATGGTTAACAACATATGGGGCATATGGAAACAATGCCAATGTCATTTCTTTCTCAAACCCAGGTTCACGATTGGGGGTCATTGTTAAAATGAATGGTTGCACAAGTTTAATACTTGCTGTTTCCATTGTCATATCGGCAACTAATTCTTCGCCAGTTTGTAGCTTTAAAATTTTAATCATTCAATTCTCCGTTATAATAAGTCTTATTATAACATCTTTCATATAGAAAACATATTATAATAAAGAGTTTTGGACAACTAGGGCCGAAGCCCTAGTGTTTTTATGAACCAATTGTAGGATGCTTGTTCCTACGTGTAGCCAATCGGTGTCGTACTTCATGCACGATTTTAATAAAAGCTCTAATGAATTTCATAAT